GGCTACTGGTTCTGCACGAGTGACAGGGCTCTAGAAGGCCACCCACCGGATTGCCTCTAACCGGTTCCCTATTTCTGTCGCCCGAATGTTTACGGGCCGCCTCGACGCTTTGCCGCACTGTCATGTCTGACTGCGAGCGCGCCGATCTACCCAGGTTCCCCTGTTTACGTCCCGCACCATGCGACCGGTGTACGACCTATGGCCCATCAATGTGGGCGTGCCCGAGGGCTATGGCTATTTTGCGAACTCTTTCCAGCCGATCAGCCGGTACTCAACCTGCGGTCTATCCGAGGGGCGCCACACGTGAACCTCACAGCCAGCGTCCTTCAACAGTTTCAGCCACATCTCCTGATGTGCTGTCGTGCGACCCTTCGGAGCCTTCAGCTCAACGAACAGCACCTGCCCTGACTGGTGGATCAGCACAAGGTCAGGAAAGCCAGGCTCACCGGACGCATGGGTTGACCAGCGGCCTGACGCACGCTGCGAGGGCAGTTCGTGATGCCAGATCCAGCCACCCTGCTTCGCCAATGCGAGCACAACCTTCTGCCAGTCCTTTTCTTTGATGGCAGCAGCGCGTGGGTCGTTCACCAGCCGAGCACCTTTACCGCTGTGAGGCTGCCAATGATGAAGCCGTACAGCAGGCCGACCACGAAGATGTACGCCATGTAGCCGTTACTCATGCGCGTGCCTTCATGTAGTCGATCACTTTGGAGGCTTGCGCTGGCGTCAACTGAGAGACCAGCACTGGCGCGCCAAGCGCCTCGTCAACCTTCGCCTGAATGTCCTCTTCAGTCTTGATGAGCTGCGCAAACATCAGTTTCCGGAGGAACGTGTGCTGGGCGGCTGTTGCCACGCCCGAGCTGGAGGCGGAGGGGGCGCCACCTCCAGCCCGAGACACCTTGGACATCTCCTCCCTAGAGGGACGCTTGGATGGGTCAGAGCCGGACAGGCCTGCGTTGGCGAGTGCGCGGCCTACAGCGGACGACTCGCAGTTCTCCAGGTGGCTTGTGCGGTTGACGTTGCCGTCGCCTCGGGTTTCTTCTGCCCAGCCGGTTGAAATCAGGACGTCATTGACCCACAGCTCTGCGCGGAACACGCAGCGGTTCTCCTGATAGTGCACCAGGTGGGTAATAACGCGTGGCTGGCCGTCAGTGTTTTCTAGCCAGCGTGCGAGACGTGTTGCTACCGGCTCGTAATCGTCAAGGTTGAAGCCCATCAGCAAGCCCAGCAATACCACTCGTCGTTGCTTTTGTGCCACCCGTCAGTTTCGGCGGCTTCCAGAGGCCGATCACGTTCACCGTCATAGGTAGCAGCAATGCCGCAAAGACAACAGAGCAAACGCCAACAGCCGCGGCTGGCTTGCGGCGTAAACATGTCGGACGTGTCGGGATTCATATCGGGTCTCCTAACTTGTCGGGTTATCGCCGTCCCGAACATCGAGGCGGCTAATGCGCTTCACCATAGCAGTGGGGATGCACAGCATGTGGTCCACGGTGCCGTCAGGGCCCGTCGACTGGCAGATGCTGATGTGCTCAGGCTTGGTGTCCACGGGCATCCAAAAGCCGACCGACACGCAGATCGCCGGATCCGTGTCTAGGTCCTCGACGTGTGTCCAGCCGGTCGTGTTGGAGTGGGCGTCATGCCACAACACCATCACCATCGGCCATTCGGTCCACTCGGTCAGTCCAGCCATAGCACGTACTCCGACGCGACCCTACCTGCCTTCGGATCAATGAAATGCAGCCTCTGGCTGGGTTTCGCCTGGGCGGCTAGGTGTTCGGCAGCGTAAATGTTGCCGGACTCTGGGCTACCCGTAATAAACACACGGTTCCCGTTGCCAATGGTGATCGAGGCTGGGTTGTGCCAGTGGCCCATGTAGCAGTCGTGAAACTCGGGGACGATGCCAGCCGCCCACGACGACACCCGTTTGATAATGCCAAACAGGGGGGTGCCGGAATAGGTGCGGATCTCGTCACCGTGCACCAGCAGCACCTTGTATGCGCCGATGCTGAACGTCTGATGCCATGCCTCGGACATTTGCCAGGTCACGTTGGTCAGGTTGGCTGTCCGGTCTTTGGCGATCTGGTAGGCCATCCGGTCGACGTTGTCGCCTTTCGGGCCTTCCCCGTATTTGCCAATCCGACCGTGGTTGCCGTACTCGCAAACCACACGGACCTTGGCAAAGTTCTCGGCAAACGTCCTGACCAGCAGCTCAATGGAGGCGGTCGCCGCGAAGAGCTGCCCGAAGAGGGTGCTGTCCAGTTCCCATGCCTGCCCAGGGAAGATCGTCGTGCCCTCCACCATGTCGCCACCCAACATCAGGACGCACTCGTCCACTGGGTGATCCTTCCGCTGGATGTCGGTAATGCCGACGACCTTTCGGGCTAGCCGCTCGATCCGTTCCTGCGCGATTTCAACGTTGTACGACTCGGTACGTTTCCCGATCTGCCAGTCCGTTGCGTGCACCAGAGCGACTTCTGCGCCGGCCTTGCTAGTGCTCTTTGCTGGTGGCTTGCCTGGCACATAGGTGATTGCCGCGTCTTTGGCGGCACGGTAAACCGCGGCAACCAGCATCCGGTTCCCTGTCGTGGCTTTCGCCAGTTGAGCCTGTGCTCGACGTAGCGCTCCGCGGAGGGCGTCTAGTTCCTGCTCGTGGTTCGCTTCATCTCGAAGGGACATAGCCAGCCGTTTCTGCGCGAAGCCGATAAACCGCGTGCCGGTCAAGGACGATGCCACGCTTGGCAAACACCTTCATGACTGCGGTGCCAGGGTAAAGGTCGCCTCGACGCAGCAGCTCATCCCATTCGGCACGTTCGTCCGCTGGCAAACCGTTTAGGAACTCTCGGGCTGTGGTCAATGGGGACACCATCGCCGCTGCCTCGTCCAACACGGAGGGGCGCTTAGTCATGGTCGGCCGCTTTGCAGGTTGGGCAAATTGCACGGACATGCGACCGGTCCTCAATGATGGCCGTCCAGCGTTGCTCGCGTAGCGCGCGGTACAAGTCAACGGCCCGTTCGCTGTCCGTCACGCTGTTGCTGCGGTAGCGCAGCTGCACCGTGTTGTCGCAGTAGGTGCACACCATGAAATGGTCAAACCATCGGGACACACGCCGCCGTCCGCCTGCGTAGGTGAATCCGCGGCTCATGCGGCCTCCTCGTTGGGAGCATCCCACCACAGGTCACCCCACACGGCTGACGGGTGCACGCCGAGCTTGTTGATTGCGATCTTGTCGGCTGCCCATAGCGTGATACCGCCGTATTTGCGCCACTGGTAAAACTGTCCGTGGTTGATGCCAAGGTTTTTGAGGGCTTGGTTGATTGACAGGTGCTGATGCTGTTGCAGCAACGGCTCGAGCGGCAGCCGATAGGCAGGTTTTGGTCCCTTTGCCATCAGAAGATCACCTCGTCACCGTCGTCAGGCCGGTCGGCGTTGATGACCACGTCACCCATTGCGACGGTCAACTTGACCAGCTGCTGCCACAGTTCGCTGATCTGCAAGCGGAGCAAACGCAACTCGGTTTCCAGTTGCTGTTCCCGAACGGTCAGAGGCTTGTACGGCTTAGTGCTCGGATGCTGGGTGATCGAGTCAACCAGGTCCTTCCACAAGTGCTGGAAGTTTTCGTTTTCCATGTCGGGTTCCTTTCGGGTTACTTGGCGTCTTTGGCTGTCGCCCAAGGGCCCCAGCCGTTGCCGTGCTTGTCTTCAGAGTATTCCCAGATGGCAAGCGCAGCGCGGATGTTTAGCGTCGCGTGGTACAGATCGTCACACGACTCGAGGACGCCCTCATCCTGTAGCCAGCCGCGCTCCGTGTACCGGTTGGGCAGGCACCAGAACTGGTTGATTTGGAACAGGCCGACCGAGCCGCCATTCGGGTCACGAGGGTTCGCGACCCACGGGTAGCACCTGGACTCGCGCCACGCGATCTCCGTGCCATACGCCAGTTCTGATGCAGGCCAGCCCTGCTCCAGCATGATCTGGGTGACGTCGTCGCAGCTCACGATGGTGGTGCGCAGATACGCGGTCGTGGTTGGCGGTGTGGGCACCGTCGTGGATGCCGGTAGTCGGGGCTGTATGGCCTCAAAACTCGCGTCTGAGGGCTCTGGCAGGGGTGGGAGCGCCCAAAGGGCACCACCCGTAAATATGAGGGCTACGAGCCCTCTAACGATTTGCACCATCATTTACCTCCAGCTGATACGGGGCACCCCAGCTGCCGTCGAGTTGCTCGAAGCAGAGGAGGCCGTGCGTGAACTTGCCGGTGGAGTCATCGAAGAACACTTGAACCATGGCTCTCTGCCCACGCTCCATGCGTGTGTCCAGTCTGAGATAGCGGACAGCCATCGGGTTCCTGCCTTCCTTGCCTTCCATCGGTGAGCCCACCCTAGCGGAGGGGGGGACGGTCAGCGTGGGATTTCTGGGAAGATTGACGCCCAGGCTTTGCGGACGGTGGATGCGTTCTGCGCCATCATCGGGCTGATCTCAACGTGGTACCAGTCTCCGCCTGGTGCACCGGACACGGTTTTGGTCTTGTATACGAGCCAGTCCTGCCGGTCGCAGCGCCATGCCCGACCGTGTGGTTCTGGGAAATAGTCGATCAGCATCTCGATGCCGAGCGTGTTGGCGTGGGTGATAACCCGATCCAGCCAGTCGAGGGTGGCGGCACGGCCTGACGGGTTGTTGGGATGATGTGCCCGTTTCCGGTAGGACAGGTCAACTGCGCGGCCGGTGGCGTGGACGCTCATGTCTTTCTTGCCGCGCATCTCACGCACCCCATATGCGCCGTTATTCCACAGGGCGTTGTTAGAGCTGCGCCGAGCCTCGATAATCCACTGCTGCAGGCCGCCCTTGATGCCAGGGGCGATGCCATCCATCCCCGTGTAGGGACGGGAGAACGGGACGCCAGGTCTAGCTGGTGCGCCCATAGGCCGTGTCGTTCGGGTTCAGCCAGCGGAGCACCACTGGCACGACTGCGATCAGTCCTGCGGTGACAAGGCTGCGTGGTGACAGGTCACCGGTCGCGGCAACGGTCAGGACGCCTGCGAGGAACACTCGGGCCCATGAGGCCAGCATCCGTAGATCCTTGTCAGGTATGCGCATCTTTGTCTCCAACATGTTTGTCAAGTTTATGGCTGATACGGGTGAGCAGCCAAATGACGTCGCCGTGGTCTGCTTTGTTGGCTTTCGCCATCTTCTGGATTAATGCGATGACCACACCGAAGCCGCCGGTAATGAACGCCACAAGTACCGGCACCCACATGGCACTACTCGGCGCCGATGACGGGCTGCTCAGCCATAAAGTCCTGAACCAGCGTGATCCGCTTGACTTCTGCCGGCGTTGCAGGACGCTCAACGTCGTCTACTTGCACCATGATGGGGTCAGCCATTGGGGTCTCCTAGTCTCGGTAGCCGTAGACGTACACGGTGCCACCGGTGTGGGTAGTGGTGGCGAGCGACGTGATCGTAAAAGCCGTGTAGGACGTCGTGTTGTTTAGGTAGCCGGCTCCTGTGAGGCCGTAACCGGTCGTCAACATTGAGACATACGAGAACGCGATAGCGGTTTCGTCGGCTGCAAACGGACGGAAGATGTCCGCGACCATGTTGAGGCTTGACGTTGACTGTCCGCCGCACGTCCACGCCGCACCGTTAGAGACGTTGGCCGCTGCCGCGGCTCCCGCAAAGGTTGCGCCTTGCGCGGACTGATAGTAGGCAGACGTTGTTGCGCCCAGCGTGAGCGCAAAGTTGTTGTTACCGGTGTTAGCGGAGGACACGCCGCCAGCGACCACGATCCGGTAGTTCTCGTAGTCCGCGGAGAATGCGCCTGTGACCGTGGTTGTAGTGACTGCCGTGCCGATTGTCTGGGTCTTGATGAGCCACAGGCCGATCGCGTTCATTTGGGCGGCCGTGAGGACTGATCCGGCTACAAAGTCTGGGGGGACTGCCATGGTGCTCCTTAGGCTAGGGCGTTCAAGTCAAGTATGCCGGACACCGGATCGTCCAAGACCAGCGCAATCACCACGGTAGTCGGCGTCGTATATAGGCGAGTCGTCATGCCACGGTCAAACGAGATCCGATGCTCGATGCCCTCAACCGACATTTCCTGAGACCGGCTAGTCGGCGTGCCACCGATAATGATTTGCTTCTCAATCTGTACTGCGTCGCCCACCTCGATGATGGCAACCTTGTCCCGTTCGGCAGCGGTCAGACTCCCGTAAAAGGTTTCCAGATGGTCAAACCGGTAGTCAGGTTCTGGGAACAGCAGATAGTCCGCCAGGTCGAGGGCTGCCGTGTTGTCGTGCAGCAGGCTGCCGTCAATGTAAAGCGCTTTGATGAAATATTGGGCTTGCGACGCCAGATCCTCGGCCACCTGTTGGCTGCCGCCAGCCGGAGTAACAGCCACCCTGTTCACGATGTCCTCCGCAGCAAACGTAATACCCAATGCCCGATATGGGATGTCCGCAGGGTTCGTGTCAGAGAACACAGCTACCGGATTAGACAGCACCACCCCGATCCGGTTCTGTGACACCAGCACACCCTCACGGTCCACAAAGATCCGGCCGCGTTCCGCGGAATAGGTGATCTCGTCGAAGTATGCCTTGACGTTGGTTCCTTCGGCGATCGCATAGGTACTGCCGCCGCCCAGTTCCACAGTGCCGGTCGCGATGCTCCGTGCAACACCCGTCGGATAGGCAACCTCGGCACGGTCAAGGATCGCTGCGACCCGTGCGCCCGTGAGCTCCTTGGTGGGGTTGTGCGCCGTCAAAAAGGTTTGCGCCAACCGGTACAGGTTATCCACGCAGAACACGGTGACCGTGTTGGTGCCGCCCAGCGCAAAATTGTATTCGTAGTTCACGATGAACCCGACGAACAGCAGCTCTGCGTTGTTGGACGCGTCATACCTAGTGAACCTGACCAGCCGGCCAGGGGCAAGGCCAGGAACATCGGCGATGTCGTCGTAGTACGGGCTGTCCTCGTCAAACGGGTTGAACAGGCCGTCGGCTGCAGTGTCGTTCAGAACGAAGCTCATGGTGCCGGACGGAAACGGGTCGTCAATGTCCTTGCGGCCGCGGTTGATGTTGACGGACAGGACGCCGTCCGTAATGGATGCGTAGGCGGTCGTGCCGTCCAGTACGCCAGGTCCGTCAAGGGTGCCACTGTTGGCAGAGTCCAGCCGCATGGCGTCCGGGCTGAACCCGATGTCAACCTCAAGGTCGAAGATGCCTGCGTTGGGGACGGTTGCGGTGGGCATTAGCGGATGGCGATATCGGCAGGGCCGGACACGTTCGTGTACTGCTTGATCGCGTCAACGACGGCATTACCGATCTCGGCGGACGTGGCGAGACCGCCGTTGACGTTGATGGTGAACCCCATACCTGCGAACGGGTCGTACCCGGCAAGGAAGTCTGCAGGTGGCTGATAGTTGGACAGGTCAAGGGCAAGACCCAGCGACGAGAACGACGGTCCTGAGCCGCCACCGTCTGAAAGTGCCATACCGCCGGAGCGACCACCAGACCGGCTACCCGAAACACCGGCAGGACTAATGCTGGGGATGCTGGGCAGCGACGGCACCAGCCGGTTTGCGCCACCGGTCACAGCTGCCGGTGGACCCAACGTGCCTGGCGTCGAAGTTGTTGAGGTCTTGCCAATCGTGATCTTTGGCAACCCGACCATGCCAGCAAGAGCGTTGTAGGCGTCAATGATGCCAAGCAACGGAGACAGCATCCGGCTGATCTGGTCGATGGCCGCTCGCACCGGCAACACGAGGTTTTGAAACTGGGCGCGGAGGCCGGCTATCGCAGCGGTCGCGGCGATCGTGTACGTCGTAAACGCCACGACTGGGTTGGCGTTCATGGCGAAGTTCAGTGCAACAATCGCAGCCGTCGTGCCACCCACGACGTAGGTCAGTTTGACGAGTTGGTCGGTGTTTTTGCCAGCCCAATCGGCGAACCGTTGGATGACCGGCAAGATTGACTCAAGCACCGGTAGGAACGCTGCACCCAACGATTCGGTCGCCTCGTTCATGCTGTTACGAAAGATCTGCATCTTCCCAGCCGCTGTCTCAGCGTTGGCCGCTGCAGCCCCACCGAAGGTTTGGGCGAGGACGCGCATCACCTCGTCAAGCGACGCGCCCTCCTTGATAAGAGCAGCCATCTCAGGCGACAGAGAACGTAGGCCGCGCATGTTGCCGGCGTATGCCATAGCCAGCGCCTCAGACACCTGCACAAGATCGCGGTTTGTGGCGATGCTGATGTCCGTTGCCAGATTGAGGGTGCGTTGGGCTGCGTCAATGTCTTTCGTGCCACGGACGAGAGCTGCCAGCGCAGGCCGCAGCTGGTCATCCGCGACACCGGTCGCTCG